AGATTATTGCTGATTGATCTGATAGGAGTTTTAATTTTACCTCTTTAGTAATAGTATCTATATTATCTAGTACATCAGGTGCTATGTTTTGAGGAATTAAAAATCCATACGATGTGGCACCTTCACGTTTTCTAAAGGTTAAAAAAGCATTGTTTTCATCTTCTAATCTGGAAAGTAATAAAAATCTCTGAAAAGAGCCAGACATTAAATTATTACGATATAATGTAGATAAAGGAGAAGTTAATTTTAATCTTAATAAGTTATTACCATCAATAAAAACACGTGTTATGCTAGATTCAACATAAGTACCATCAGATAAATAAGTCAATACTATATCATATGGTTTAATAACAAATTTATAATCTACATCTCCATAGGTTGAATATAAACTATTTAAGGATCCTGTAAGAGGATTAGGAACAAATAAATAATTTCTATCATGAAAATTACTTATACCAGAACCAAATACAATTTCATCACTGTATAAAGTATTTTCAGCAGAACTTGAAAGCGAAGCTGAATTAAAGTAGGGACAATTAAGGGAAGCATACCCTGTAGCTACAGATAATGAAGATACATTTAATGACCCTGCTGATAGAGATGCAGTAAAATTATTAGTAGATGTATTTTTTACTACAAATTTAAATGTTAGTGTATCTCCTTTTTCTAAAGGAACAGATGCTTGATTTATACTAAATGTTTTTGTTTCGGATGCCATAATTATGCTTCTAATATTAATACTTCTATATTATCACCTGGTTGGATTGTTATATAGTCAATTCCTCCTCCTCCTATTATATTAACATAAGAAGGTATAGTATCATCTGCTGGTCTACTATAAGTTCCCGATTTAGTAGTACCGTTAACTTTTATTTCTACTACTAAAGGATCTACAAGAAGCCCACCATTATTCATTTTTTTAATCTCTACTCCTAATGATGTTGGAACTGTTATTCCTAAGGGTCCAATACTAGACTGTTCATTGCTAGTAGGGACACTACCACTAACTTCAAGAGTAGCTGCTGTTATTGCTGAGAAATAAACACTATATTTAGAATATGTACTGGTGTTTATTGAAGCTGTTAATGAACCTGCAGTTCCCGGAGGGGCAGCAGTGTAAAATACTTGTTCAGATTCATATAATAATGTAGATCCATTTTTAAACACTTGTAAAGACCAAGTAGCACTTTGACTACTTCCGGATAATTCTAATGAAAGATCAAAAGATGCTTGTATTTTATGATTTCCAAATTCTTGTACCGAATATGAAGGGTGTGAAGTAAAATCACCAGATTTAAAATAAGCTGCTCCTTCTTGTACTACATTAAAAATACTAGGAACATAACTTGCACTTAAAGGAAATCCAAGTACAGGTGAACCACTTATATATAGAGAAGAACTTGAATTAAGGGCGGTTGCTAGATAAGAACTGGCTCCACTTAAATTTTCAAAATATAATGTAGGATCTACACTACATGTAGAAAAATATAATATAGGATTATATGAATAACCACTATCAAATATAATCTTATTACCGTCTGTTGTTTTTTGATTACTTGATTTTTGATTATCAAATTGAGATACATTTAGATAATCACCTGCAATAAATGTTCGTTGTACTTCTTCCCAATGTTTATTACGTTGGTTTAATTCTGTCAACCCACCATATTCATCTACAAGATATTTTAAACTAGCTTTATTTCTACCAGGCAAGAATACTGATTCTATTATGTCTGTAAATAATCCTATTTTTCTTACATTTTTATCAATCGTTGCTGTTTTACCATATGAATTATCACCAGCATAGGTAGAGGAAGCACTAGTATAGTTACTGTATAATAAACTACTTATTTTAACACCTTCATATCTTGATCTGTTATAAGAAGTAAGAGATTCATTTGAATCTTGCAAATAAGCAGGTGTTAATATGCTTCCTGTAGTGCCAAAGATATATTCTATATCTTGCCTAGTATTAGATAATCTACTTGCAGATACATTATTTAATAAAATATTAAATTCAGAATGTTCGAATGCATATATGCTATTAGTTAAACTAGCAGTAGAATTTAAATATGGATTAAAGTTTCTTTCTATCCAATCATTACCATATCTAATTACACTACCACTAAATTCTCCGGTATAATATGAACCTCTGCTACCTGTTAATCCTTGATATATGTTTGTATATTCCGTACTAATTGAAGGACCTTCTAAAATAGCATCCATTACTTCTATTTCAGAAGTAGAACTAGGATTAGAATAAGACCATTTATTTCTCTCTAATACAGGAGAATTAATAGTAACACCGGTTGAAAGATTTGCTCTTGCAGGAACAAAATCTTTTACCATTTTAAATAATGAATTATCAAAAAATTGAATTAATCGGATAAATCCAGAGTAATCCATATTAGATGCTGTAAAGTTATAATAAATATTACGTTGAGTATTTAAGTCACTATAAGAACTACTATATAATTGTCTTGGATCTCCAATATAGTTGTCTAAAGCCCATGAGGGGTCAGTAGAAGCAATACGCGATGCTGCATATGTATCTATTTGAGTCTCAGGAGAGAATGAAACATCAACGTAATGTAGATCATCGGTCCTAAATAGCGCAGGTAATGTTGGTTGCTGTTGTAAACTAATATAGGGTGACAATACACTCCCAGTTACTATATCATTAGTAACTATCCTTACTTTATCAGTATTATATTCGTCTAAAGTACTATTTTTTAAATCACCACCGTATTCTTTAACATTCAATATACTACTAGTAATACCAAATGCAGATATTAATGTTTGTAATCCATAAGTTGTTCCTTTAGTTTTTAATAGTAAAGGTAAATTATGATAAATACGTTTATAAGATTCAACAAGTAAATCTTTTTGAGGAATTGAATTTAAATAGGAACCTGTAGGGGTAAAATTGTTATCAAAACTAGAACTACCATTATTTCCTATTAGAAAAGGAATATTATCTGAATCTCCATATTTGTTATATAATTTTATTCCTAGTGATTGTAGTGTAGTGTATACTAAATCTTTAGAAATACCTTGTTCTAGGTTGTTATTTGCTAAGTTTATATCAGTAATAGCATTTAGGAAAATCCAAATATTATCAAAATAATGACCTACCATATTAAGGAAGGTTATATATTGATCATTATTTCCATCATCTTTAATAAATGAAGGAACAGTATTTGTTAGATTATTTTGATTATAATCATCATAATCATATGCACTAGCAGTAGTAGCACCATACCAAGTATTAACTAAATTAGATCCAGTTGAATATAAAGTAAATGGTTTTAATGAGCTAGATTTAGGATAAGGAGTAATTTCAAATTCTAAAGATGATGTTAAAGTAGAACCACTTTCAAAATATAAATAATATTCAAATCCATCAAAATTAACTATAGTATCGTTTATGCTAGCTGTAGCTGAATTTAAATCATAAATTAAATTGGGATAACTAGATGTTAAAGGAGTATATGTTGTTATAGTATTTCTATAATCTTCAATTTGCTTTACTTTATTATAAAAATTAATAACTCTCTGTTTAGCCGAACTAAAAAATATAAAGTTATTAAAATTAGTGTAGTTGGTATTAATATCAGTACTTTGTGAATTTATTAAATTTAAAAGTTGTTGATATGATGATGAAATATTTTGTAAACTACTTACTAAACTATTATATGTTTGATAAGAAGTAGCAATGTTATTTTGATTAGGTATATCGATAGCAAAGTTAGGACCTCTTAATTGTGGACCCGGAGCTGGGGTAATTAATTTATCCAGGTTAATATCAAAAACATATGGGTTTGCCTTTTCATTAACAACCCATAAGGTAGATTTTTCCTGTATATTATCAGGTAGGGGTTGATATAACTTAAATAAAATTTCATAACCAGAATCTACTTTATTAAGAGCAACATTTATAGCTACTGCTTGTATGTTGTCACCAAAATTTATAAGATGATCAATAAAATAAGAAGATCCAGTTGCTTCGTTTATAAGGGATAAAGCAGCATCTTCTATTTGTTGATTTGTTAAGATTGTAGATCCTACTCTTAATTCAGTTCTATCTGCTGATATTTCTTTTAAGAATAATTCAGCACTTGGATTTGAAATTCTATTGTTAAATATATTATATTGAACTATAAATTCACCAGATGAATATCCTAAAGTTTGTAAATCCTTAACAGGATCTATTTCAATAATAGGTAAAGCATTTGTATTTGGGTCTACAAAGGAGGTACTAGGAGATTTAAAATCTTTATAACTATAATTAATATTTAAAAGATTATTACCCGCATCATAAACAAAATATTCAATATAATCATTTTGTTGACCAAAATCTTCTTTTAATATTTGTGGTAAAAATAAATTAAGGTCAGCCTCATCATAACGAGATACCTGTTGAGTATTTAAAATTTCACCTATTATTTTAATATTATCCGCCATTATTGTTTAGTCAAATCGTTTATTATTGTTTGAGTATCTAATACTTGTTGTCTTAAAGATGTTATTTCATCTAATAATGCTTGTACATCTTCTTGACTAATACTAATACTTAGATAATCTGCTTCCCTCTGTAAAATATATTGATGAGAATTTGTTTCTCCCTCTCGAGGAATTTGATAAAATAGTTGATCATATAATTCAAAAAAGTCATCAACTGAAAAAGATAAGGGTTCATCTTCTTGAGTTATTAGTTGACTAAATTGAGTATCAATTACTCTATTATATGAGTCTTTACTAAATACAGTTTTTTGAACTGGGATTTGGGACATTATCTTATAACTTTAAAAATGTAATTTTCATCAAACACTGTTGTTTCACCGTTTGAAAAAACAGATTTAATTAAAACCTTATAGTAACGTTCAGGTTCTAATCCATTCATATAAATATCAAAATAATTACCCGCAGTTCCACAACTTATTTTAGTATATGATGTATCATAATCTACGACAATTTCTTCAGTGTCCAAATCTTTTATTGACCAATATGAAGAAGAAGGTAAAGCTTTTGAATTAGTATAGCTTAATGTAGTTCTAAATGTTGTTGAAGGATATTGATCTCTTACATTTACTCTAAAACGTTGAACTGAGTCTTGTTGATATTCTGCTTTATTATTTCCTAATGTAAGGGCAAATAAACTTGAAGTTACTACGGTTAATGAACCTGTATTATATACTGAATCATTCCATCTAAATTCAAGAGCAGGAGGATAAATAGTGTGAGTATTGCCTGAAAAATATTTAGTTTCAAACTTATCAACATTAGTAAATTCTAAAGATGATGAATGTTTTAAGATGAATCCATAGTTAGCTATTGAGCTACTATTCCATGCTAATACAGTATTAGTTACTTTAGTTTCAATATCTTTTGAAGAAATAAAAGTAAATGATTGTGTTGACTGATATAGAGAACTTGTCCACCACGCACCACCACCTACAGTTCCGGTTGCACTATATGAACCTGTTGTTCCTGTTGGAAATATACCAGTAGTCCATACAACACTACCTGATTCTATTGTATATTGCCAACTAACACCATCTGTAGTAATAGGAGAATTACCTAATCTACCAGTTCCTACATTCCAATCCTTAGATAAAGGATGAATAAATAATGTATAGTTTGTAGGAATTTCAGAAGCGTTAGCTAAATACAATTTTAAGTAAACATCAAAAGCACTACTACTGATTTTATTAGTAATTATATCTGATATTTGATCAGATGGGAATTTAATAATAGGACGGGATACTTCATTAGTACCCTGTATTGAATAATAGGTACTAACTTCTAGTATTTCATCTATACCCGCATTGAGGGTTGGATAGTATGAATAAAGAGTAGCGCTCTTTTCAGGAAATATTTTATAAACAGCCATAATTAGTAGTTACTACATATAAATATAGCAATTACAAATTTGTTTTATGCTAACAACGTATAATATTCTTTAAAATGCTTAATACGATCTGCTAAACCAATAGTACCCCCATTAACACATTTTGTAACAAGAGTAACAACATCATCCGAATTACCTAAATCACATTTGGATAAACATCTAGTAAAAAACCAAGCGGCTGACGCTAGTGGATATATAGTTGCTACTAAATCAGGATTATCAACAATCGATTCAGTAACAACTGCATCAAACGCTTTATAGTTGTCTTTGCCAGTCAATTGAATATAACCACGTCCGCGAAATTTATAGCCTTCACCTGTTGTTTCTGCGCCATTACCCATGCGGCTGCCATAGACTAAATTAGCAATTTTTTCTGGTTTACGTTCGTATTCTTTAGCTTTAATTTCTGTTGGGAAATATTTTTTAAATATTTTTGTTAATCCTTTAGCACTATAATTTAAGTTTTCATTTACTATTTTAAATCCTCCACTTTCATGCCCACACTGTGATAGGAAATGAGCTAAACGTAAAGGTGTATTAATTTGAAATTTAGTAATAACAGTAGGTATTTGAACTATTACACTATCAGGTATATGTCCTTTTAATTTGTCTATCTTTAAATTAGTAGTATTAGGAAGTGGAGGAGGAGGAGGGGGAGGTGGGGTTAAAGGTTTACTTAAAGCAATTCCCATAATCATCTGCCACGTTTTATCATTAACAACTCCATCAACAGATAATCCATATTTTTTTTGAAATTCCTTTACTGCTTTTTCAGTTTTAGGACCGAAATTTCCAATGGGTTCTAATCCTAATTTTTCTTGTAGTAATTTTACATTTATATTATTATCACCTCTTTCTAATTTCATATCTTAAACTTTTACATAACAACAACTCTACCCTGTATATCTGTGTTAGGATATCTAACTTCAAATATTGCTGGGTCTAGGGAAGGATATATATTTCCTTGTCTAGTAGCACCAGCTATGTCATATCCATATTGAGAATATGTAGTATTAGTAGAGTCTTGTTTGTTTACTATTTCCATTTTAATTACAGATTGTACTCCTTTAACTTGTAAAAGTTTAGATTGAATATCTGAAAGTATGATTGGTTGATTTATTTGCCATTTATCTATATTGAAGTGGTCTTGTATAGTTGAAATACAATTAGTTAGTACGTCTTTATTTGAATATCCACTCAATATTACTATATCAAAATTAATTCCTATATTAATATAGTAGGCATCCCTAATATTAATAGCATCCGTAACCATTCTATATTCATTAAGATATGTTACTAGATTTTGCTTTAATGTAGTAGAAGCAGTAGTTAATTGTTTATTATTATTATAAGATAAAATATATAAATCTAAAGCAAGAGAATTACCAGGTTGAGTATTGGCTACTGTTTGTTGAAGATCATCTCGAGTAAAGTCTTGTGAAATATAAGCTTTAGCTAAGGTTCCGTAATTAGAAGGCATTGATAATGCTCTAATAATATAATCATCTTTTGTTACAGCTCTTAATTGAGTTGAATATGAATATAAAGCATTTTGTCTTATTTCATCAATTGTATCTCCATTCCTACCTCCAGATGAAGGATTGGGATTAGAAGATACTACACTTGATAATACAGTAGCCGCTATTCCACCTCCAGGATTACCATTTTTAAAATAAAGTCCAGATGTATCTATAGTAGTCAAATCATTAGCAGCTATATTTGATGTAATACCACCACCAACTAGATATTTTACATTATAATTTCCAGAAGGGGCTAATCCATATTCTTGAGTAAAGAATACAGAAGCTTCATTATAGTTATTTGTTAATAATGAAATACCCGGTACTAATCCTAGTTGAATATTATCTGGGGTTGGGAGGATTTGGCTATCTGTTTTATTTGAAGATAAACCGGCTCCAAACTCTAATTGTAAGGTATTATCTGATAGTATTCTAGAGGTAAACCTTCTAGGTACTTTCTGTAATTGTAATAAATAAGGAACTTGATCTGTAGAATATGAAGGGTTAGCTACTTTTTGAAATATTGATGCTTGGGCTAAATATGGAACTTCATACCATGTATTACTATCGCTACCTGTAACTCTTAATATTTGTAAAATATTAGTATCAGTAATAGTTGTAGTAGCAAATTTTTGATTTCCTGGGAATGATATAGTTGTTTCTTTTAATTCAGCTGATATAGCTTCAGTAGATTTTTTAAATAGAAAATAATTATTATCTACAAAACTAATTTCAGTACTACCTGTATCTGTAAAATCTATTTGTTGCGTGGTTAAAAACTTAATACCAGTAGCAGCCGAAGTAATAGTAGTATTAGCTGGAATTATTAGACCGTATATATTATAATTTGGAAAGAATGTTGTGCCTCCGTCTGAGGAGGTAGCAGGCATTAATTGGTATACATCTACAGTAGTATTAGAAGCATATGATGCTTTAGGACGATATCCCATCACATAAGATAAAGCATATAAATTTTCTTTTTCTTTAGCATATATAAGAAAATTCTCTTGTGTTTGAGTATCTAAATAAAATGACATAACATCACCAACATATGATGATATTTCGATAAACATATTACCCGGAGTAGCTTCTGAAAAATCATTATATGTTGAAGGAAAATATGTTTTAGCATATTGTTGCAATGCCGCTTTAAAGGCTCCAAAGTCTTTATTTAAATATGATATATTTTTATCTTCGTTAGTCATTATTATGTAAATTGTACTGTTACTTGATCAGGAGATTGTGAAATATTAACTACATAATCTATATTTAAATCTATAGAATTGTAATCAGTATTGGGGGTAATAATAATACTAGTTACAGTAATATCTGGTATGTATATTGATATACTGTTTAATAAATTATCTTTTAAAGATTCTAAGTTACTATCTGTAATTCCTTCAAACAAGAATCGTTTTAATAACGTTCCAAAATTAGGATTCATTATTCGCTCACCAGTACTAGTCAATAATAAATTAACTAGATTTGATTTAATTTGATCTTTAGTAGTATAAGTACTGTTGAATACTCCAGGGCCATTAAAAGGTAAAGATACCCCAATAGCAATATTCTTTTGTAAATCTAACGGATTTACACGTATTGTTTGAGGTATTGGCATATTATCCTAAATTTCTTAATCCTGATATATCTTGAGCAGTCATATTAGCTGCTGAGTCTGCTATAAAAGCGGCAAATGGATTTACACGTTCTCCTGTTAGGTCGTCAATAGCATCTATTACTTCTAGTTTAGGTTGAGGTTGTTGAAAACCAAATTGTTCACCCATTTTAGCACGCAATGATGATCTAACATCAGGATTTCCTGCTATCACATCGCTACTATTAAAACTCATTGTTCTATTTTCACGTAATGCCTTTTTTTCTTGTTTAGCCATGTGCTCTTCAAGAATGAATGGTAATTCTTCATGAATAGCATCAATTACTGCTTCCTTAATTAATCTTTTAAATGCCTTAGTATTCATAATTATAAATATTTTATCCTTGTAAATTTTGTTGATCAATAACTAATTTTAATTGTTCTATTAGATCGTTAGGGTCTAATGTGAACGAATATTCACTTTTAATAATTTCAACACCATAACGATCAATAGCTACTGCATAGCGACGTTTATTACCTTTAACAACAAACTTTGCATTTTGTTCTTCTTTAATCGCAAATTTAAATCCTTTGTAAGATCCATAATTCCCACCTGCTGGGAGGAATTCATTTGATAATTCAGATAATTGTTTGTCATTTAAATTTTCTAACGTTTTTCCATCTAATTTTAAACTAACTTCTTTTAAGCGATCTCTTAATTCGTTTAATCTTATTATTTCATTTGATAATAACATAATAGCTATAACTAATAATGCACTTAGTCCCGATATTAATCTTAGTAATTTTTGTAGTTTAGGTTGAAATTGAACTTTTATAGGTAATAAAACGGGAATAGGTAAACTAAGTATACGTTCAATTATAGTTACTACTACGACAATTGTAGTTACTATTTTATTTATACGTTCAATATTTTTCTTTAAATTTTCTAATTTTTTAATATTATTATTAATTAAAGTAATAGCATTATTCCTTAAATTAGTTGCTATAATAACAGTAGTTTGATCTTTAACTTTAGTATCTATATAATTATTTACTTGATCAACTAATTCTTCTAATTTTTTTCTTTGTGTAATTAATGTCGAAAAACTATTTGCTAATTGCAACGCAATAATAGGAACTAGTGTTTTTGTTACATTAGAAACAACCTGTTTAGTTAAATCTTGTTTTGATTTAGTTTCGGATTCTTGAGTTTTTTTCTTTAAATTTTTAATACTTGCTTTAAAAGATTTTTGTTGGTTTTTTATTTTATCGTTTGGATTATTATTTATATTTTGTTTATCTTGTTCTAATTTTTGCCTTTGAATACTAATAGTAGCTATCTCA